GATTAATTTATCAAGAGTAAGATGCTGGTTGCTTGGTCATGATTATGAAAAATTCAATCCTGATCTATTGTTGATCTTGTTGCCTTTTAAATATAGAAATTACTATAAATGTAGGTATTGCTTTAAAGAATATAGTGAAGCTATTAAAAAACAAGACAAGATAACAGAAGGTGTCAGGTATGCATGCGAAGAAAGAACAATAGAATCATCAGAAAAAAATACTAAAGACTAGTATTAATAATAAAAAAGGACTTAATAAATGGCTAGGAAAGATGAAAGTATAGCCCAAGAAGCGCGTATTGCTTGTGAGAAATTTAGACAATATTTTCATGAGAACATCAACCAATATCATTTCATGTTCGATTTTGTTTATGGCAAACAATGGGATGATGACGAAGAAGAAGCACTTCAGAATTACAACAAGCGTCCTATGCAGTTTAATAAACTTGGCGCTATGGCTAATAGTCTCCTTGGAGAGCAGCAACAAAATACCCCTCAGCTAGAAATTGTTCCATTATCTAATTGCGATGAACAGACATCAAGTATTCGTCAAATTATTGTAAAAGACTTAATACTTTCTAGTGATGCAAAAGAAGTATATCAAAATAGTGCTATGCAATCATTTATTGGTGGATATGGCGCATTCATGTGGGATACAGATTATTCTCATAACAAATCTTTTGATCTTGATATTGTTATTCGTTCATTTAAAGATGCTACAAGAGTTTATTGGGATGTTGGGGCAGAACTTGCAAGTAAAATAGATGGTATGCATTGTGGTTATGTATCTCGGATGACTCGTGACAAACTTAGAGAAACATTCGGCGAAGATGTGGAAGAAGATATCGCTAAAGAATCATCTATTACAGCTACAAAGTCAGAAATTGCTCTTGCAACTGAACCAAGAACTTCAGATGACCCATTTTCCTGGAGCGACAACAGCGGCATTACAATAAATCATTTTTTTAAAAGAACATTTGAAAAAGCAACGCTCTACAAACTTAGTAATGGAGAAGTTCTTGATCAAGATGAGATGGACAGAGTCATATCTCAATCACAACAAATTTCTGAACAATTAATGCAACAACAAATGTTTGCGGATGCTGATAATGAATATAACGAAGGATTAGAAAATGATCAAGATATGGATTCTTCACCAGATTCTGAAGTTAATGAAGATATGCAGCAGGAAGATTCTTATGATGTTGTTACGCTCTATTATCAAGGCGAAATTGTTAGAATTGAAGAAAAAAGAGAAATCAAAAAATCAAAAATAATGTATTACAAGATCGCAGGTGATTATATTCTTGAAGAGGGAGAATTTCCTTCGGAAGACTTGCCAATCGTTTTCGTAGACCAAAAAAGCTATTTTAGGAAGGACGGAAAGCAAATATGCATCCCATTCTTTAATGATGCAATTGATACACAGCGCTATATAAACTATTTGGGAACTCAGTCAGCTTATATACTTAAAGTAAGCCGCTGGGATAGCTTCATGGGGTCAAAAGATAACGTTCAAAGTTTAGATACTCAGCAAATTTGGGCAGACCCTTCAGCTGTTCAGGGTATGCTAGTTTATGATGAATCTCCTAATGGACACAAGCCTGAACAGTTACGCCCACCAGAATTGCCTGTAAGTCTGGTTAATCAATATCAAAGAGCAATAGAGGATTTGTATACATCAACGGGGCTTTATCCAAATCATATGGGTCAAGAAGGAAATGAAATAAGTGGGGCAGCCATTGACTCAAGAACAAGACAGGGCAGTAACTCAACTTTTGGGGCATTTAATAGTATCAATAAAGCTATAACAGCAGGAGGCTCCATACTAAATCAAATGATTCCACGCGTATATGATACTCAACGTGTTATTAACTTGATGACTCCAGAAGAAGGGCGAAAAAATATTACTATCAATAAACAATCTGACGAATACGGAGAAGTTATAGAAAATGATTTAAGTAAAGGGCAATTTGAAGTTAGATTGCAAGCTGGGCCGAGTTATGAAGGACAGAAACAACAAACATTGCAATCCTTATTTGAAATATTAAAAGTAAAACCAGATGCGTTTGATTTAATAGCTGACCTTGTTACTGAGAATTTGCCACTTCCAAATACTATTGAAATTAAAAATAGATTTAAAACGCTTGTTCCCCCTGGAATCATGGAGGCAGGGAAAAGTGGCAAAATGCCACAAGAAACTGGACAACAGCAACCAAATCCTGAGCAACAAGCAATGCAAATGGAAATGCAATTTAAGCAAAAGGAAATTGAACTTAAGGAGCGCGAATTACAAATAAAGGAAATGGAAATACAATCAAAGATCCAGATTGAAAATATGGAAATTAAAATAAAAGAGATGGAACTTGCGGCTGCAATAAAAGAAAAAGAATTAGGATACATGGCAGAAACTGGGAGAACAGAATCTGATGAGGCTATTGCTCATGCTAATAACCTAGTGAAGATTTTGACTCACCAGCCAAAAGGCGTTAAAGATGAGCAGTGAATTAAATAAAATTGATATTTTGGCTGGAGTTGCTCATTCACCAGAATTTTGTATGGAAATTACATATGTAGAACTTACAAGAAAAGAAAAAATTTTATATTTTATTAGAGAATTAAAGACAAAAGCATTTGATTTTTGTGAATTTATGTTTTTTGCAACAATTGTTTCAATATGGATGGCGTATACAATTAAATTTTTTTTAACTAGATAGAGGGATTTTATGGCTACAGAATTAAGCAATATTGATGATTTGTTAACTAATCAACGCGCACCTTCTATACCTCCGATTTCTGAGGATATGGGAAACATCGAACCTGAGTCTTTACCTCAAGATGATATTCTTGATACAAATGAAGATTATGACAATGAAGAAGAAAATATTTCAGAGGAAGAGTCGAGTCAAGAACAAAAAGATACAGATGAATACGGGAATAAAAAGGGAGCGCAGAGGACTTATACCGAAGAAGAAGTGAATGAAAAAATAAATAAAACTGTTAGAGAGAGATTAGAGAGAGAAAGAAAAGCTCTAAGGGATACAACTCCTCAACAACAACAAAAATATGATGAGTCTGACGAAGAATGGAAGCAGCAATTTAAACATCTGGTAAGAGAAACTGTACAAAATATGACGCAAGAACAGCAGCAAGCGGCCATAGCTGCAAGAGAACAAGAAGCACAGGCCGTATTTGAACAGAAATTTCAAAATGGAATGAGTAAGTTTCCTGATTATGTAGACGTTGTTGGGCGCCAACCAATAAATGATGCAATGGTTATTGCTACTCGTGAAATGAAAGACCCAGCTGCTTTTCTTTATGCTGCATCAAAAAGAGCGCCACAAGAATTGGAGAGAATTTCAAAAATTCGTGACCCTTATGCGCAAATTGCAGCTATGGGCGCTCTTGAAATTAGCTTAAAGAAAGTTCAGCCTGGCACAAAAGCTCCAAAGCCGATGTCAAGAACCATAGAAGATGCCCAAATACCACATAAGTCAACTAAAAAAGAAACTATTGAAGACCTAATAAGAAAAGACCAAGAAAGAAGGCTTTCTTTAATTAATAGCAGGAGAAGAAATTAACGGTATTGAAATATTTCATGAAATAGTGTTTAATATTTATTAGATGCGTAGTTATTAGCCTTGATTCCATCTGTCAAGCATTTATACCAATGGTGCGTAAATGCTTGTCTTCCGCCGGACAAATAAAACGGAACCCGAAAGGGATTTTTTTTGATTTGTTCACGGAGATGGAACAATGGCTAATATATTTCGTACTTCACAGTACGTCTTGGATGACGTATTTGTCAGATTTTGGAACAGTTTGGCATTCGCTAGAACTGCAAATAGAAACCTTGAAGGTGATTTTAAGAGTTTGAGGTTCGCAACTGGCGCGACAATCAACTATCGTTTAGAAGAGCGATATCTTGGTGGAGAGGGTGCTACTGCTGCTCCTGAAGCTCGCGTTCAGATTACTCGACCTTTATCAATCACTAAGCAATTTCATCAAATGATCGACTATACAGGTTTTAACCTGACATTCGATCGTGCTCGTGATGAACCCTATCTTGAAATGGCAAATGCTCCTAGAGCAAAACGTCTAGCTAATATGGTAGAGAATTTCATTGCTCGTGAAAATTTCTACCCAGCAACTTATCAAGCAATAGGTACACCAGGTGTCCCCATCGACACCAATACAATCTTCCAGACAGATGCTTATATGACGGAACTTGCTATTCCTGAAGATGGAAAACGTTATTGTGGTATTGCTCCTCGTGTTGCTGCAAACTTGTCAAATGATTTGTATAACGTATTTAATAATACTGTAAACACAGGTGCATTGATTGATGGGTTTGTTGGACATTTATCTGGCTTTGACTTCTTTAAAACAAACTTTTTAGGTCGTCATATTGCGGGACTTGGTGAAAATGGCCCTGCTCCTGAAACTGGATTCTTATTAGGTGGTGTTGTAACCAACGGTCCTATTTCTTCAGGTAGCACCATTACTGTCAATACATTGGGCAGAAACCCTTTCGATGTTGTTTTCAACAAAGGTGACATTATTGAAGTTTCTGAAGCAGATGGCGTATTTA